GGCTTCTACAGATGCCCTTAAGAACGCTAACGCGCAAGCGTTGGCCAACTCCAATCTAGTAGCCGAGGCAAGGGCCAAGAACGAAGAAGTATATCAAAAGAAACTTGCTGAGGCGGAACGGAATCAAACTATCCGCGTTCGTAAGATGAATGAGGACATTACGAAACTCGACCTGGAACGTACAGGGGACCGACTCCAACTTATCAAGGCTGAGTCCGATGCACAAAAGGCTCAAATTGAGGATAACGTTCGTGAATACACCAAGGCTGTAGGGGACAAGAAACTTGCTGAGAAGAAGGCAGAGTCGGAACGATTGAAACTTGTAGCCGATACTGAGCAGAAAATCAGAGAGCTTGCATACACGCAAACCTCCGAGGCGCTAGATCATCAGGCTAACCTGGTGAAGCTTGGTCACCTTACACAGGACCAGTCCGACGCCATCTTGGCGGAACAACTGCAAGCCTACATCGACTATTCCAAGGACGAGCTAGCTAATGCGCAGATGACGGCTACGCAACGCCTACAGATTGAGAAGAACCTAGTTGAGGCCCAACAAAAGCTATGGGAGATGGCAGGGCGTAACTTGAAATCTCGATTGAAGGAAGCTGCGCGCCAATATCAAGAGGAAACAGTGAATTATGCTGACCTTGCAAAGTCGACCTTTGACAGTACCATGAGTAATATCAATTCGACGTGGACAAGTAATCTCGAGGCTATGGCCACGGGTACGAAGTCCTTCAGTAAAGGGCTTATTAGTATATTCAAGGATATGACGAATAGCATTATTAAGATGATGGTGAACTTATCCTTCCAACAATATCTACAACCTAAGCTCCAAGGGCTATTCGGGGGATTAGCTGGAGGTATAGGAAATATTGGCGGAGGCGGTCGTACCTTCTCCACAGGTAGGTCTTTTAGTTCAGCATTCAGTAGTCGAGGGTTCTCTAAGTTCGCATCCGGCGGGGTAGCGCCTACAGGTATGACTTTGGTCGGTGAAAACGGACCGGAGCTCCTTCAATTCAACGCGTCACATCGCATCTATAATGCGAGTCAAACTCGTAAGATGCTAGGTGGTAATCAGGGGAATAACGTTACTGTTAACATCATCAACCAATCTGGCCAAGCCCTTGAATCTGAGCAACAAAGCTCGAGATTTGATGGAGAAAATTACATCATCGATGTAATGGTTAAAGCCGTAACAAATAATAAAGGAGGTGCGCGGGATGCCATTAAAGCAGCCGCAGGTTAATCATGGCAACATTTCCAAACATTAGATATCCAATATATCCAATTCAAGAAACTACACCGGATATGACCTATAAAGGCCAAGTAGAGAATATGACGATTATTAGTCGACGTAAGACTACTAAGGCTCTACGGTCATACAACGTGAATTATAAGGTGCCCACCTCCGAGTACTTACGGCTAAGAGCGTTCTTTGATGAGGTCAACTGTTCGACAGTATTCGACTGGACGAACCCTGAAACGAAGGAAACTATCAAGGTACGATTCAGTGATCAGTTAGACTTCGCAGCGAATGACTACGGCATATGGGTTGGTACCGTGAAATTACAGGAGGCATAACATGTTAACACTTTCAACAGCTTCTATATTGGAGAAAAACAAAATAGACGCCACAGGTGTATGGCTCATGCTCCTTGATATCGAATACAAAGGCGATATCGTCCGGCTCGTGTATAACACGGAGGATATTACCTTTCAAGGGAATAAATACATAGCGTTTCCGTTCAAATTAGCGGATGTCAACCATAACTCGACTGACCTTCCAAACGTTAAATTGTCCGTGTCCAATGTGACGCGGACTATCCAACGCCTGGCGGAGGATAATCAAGGGTTCACGGGTGCGAATGTCATTGTCCGTGTAATAAATACAAATATACCGAATGTGTGCGAAGTGGAAGAACACTTCGTTATTACCGGCTCCGTTGCTAATGCTGAATGGATGGAGTTCACACTCGGTACGGATTTTAGTTTCACACGTCGGTTCCCCTTAGTCCGCATCATGAAGGACTTTTGCCCTTTCAAATTCAAAGGTGTTCAGTGCGGATACAAGGGCACCGAGACCGAGTGTAATAAGACTTTGTCACGATGTCGAGCACTAGGTAATAGCGTTCGTTTCGGTGGCGAGCCAACGATTCCACAGGGGGGTCTATATGCATCTAACAAGTGATATGACTGATATGCTCGGTACTCCATTCGATGAGCTCAAATGTTGGGATGTAGTGGCCGAGGTGTATCGTCGTAACGGTGTTACACTTCCAAACTATACAGATATTCCTATGGACGAGTGGCAAGAGGTCAAGGAGCCAACAGAGGGCAGTGTCCTAGTATTTTCGCTAAAAGGTAAGGAACTTGACCATGTAGGTGTGTATTTAGGTGATGGTCGATTCATTCACGCTACTAAGCCAAGCGGTGTATGTATAGAACATATTTCTAAATACGTTCCTAGGCTTAAACATATATACGATAGAAAGGAGTAGCCGATGATTAATGTAGTGCTAGTAAGGAATCCGTTTAAACCGGATCAGCATGAAACACAATACCGCCCCTATAAGGCGAATAAGCCATTGAGCTTTTACGCTAAACAAGATGGCGACTGGGTGTACTCCATTAATGGTGAAGAGGCTACGCTCGATACCATCATTAACGATGGCGATTATATCGTGGCCATGCCTCAAATCGATGGTAAGTTCTTTGGAATTATTTTAACCATTGGCCTTAGTATCGCCACGGGGGGTATCGCAAGTGGTGCGATATTCGGTATTCAAAGTTTAATATGGCGTACAGTACTTTCCATGGCCATTGGTATGATTGGCAATATGCTCGTCAATAAGTTAACTCAGCCAAAGGCTGACAGGTCCCATACGGACTCAGCACAGGCGAATACCTATGGATGGGGAGGGGCAAAAACTGTAACCGGTCAAGGGTACCCTCTAGCCGTTACGTACGGCCGTATGAAGAGCGCAGGGCTCCTTTTGTCACGCCACATTATCAGTGATGGCGAAAAACAGTACCTCAACCTTTTATATTGTGCCGGTGAAGGCGAGTTATCTAAAATCGAGGATATCCGTATCAATGCTAACCCAATCAGTAACTACCAAGATGTGCAAGTGGATATCCGATTAGGTACTAATGACCAAACAGTTATCCCTAATTTCAACGATAACTACGCGGACCAAGTACTCAATTATGAGCTTAAAACCGGATGGAGTACGCAACGTGTACAAGGCGACGCGTGCAATGCTATCGAGTTAACTATCAGCTTCCCTAATGGGTTGTATTACTCTAACGATACAGGCGGTATGGATGCTACCTCGGTTACACTTGATGCGGAAATCCGGAAAGTTGGGGATGACGAGGAGTGGCATAAGTTACCGCTATCCAACCAAAAGGGTATGCAAGCCTTCGTTAAGAAATCCGGAGACGGATGGTCCTTTACTCGTCAAAAGTCTGATGCAGAAATCGCTGAAGGCGACTATAAGGGCAAGGTTACAGAGGCTACTAACACCGCTTTCTATCGTGTGTATCGATTTGATAACCTCGATAAGGCGCAGTATGAAGTCCGTGTTCGCTGTTCCAGTAAGGATGGCAGTTCCATTCGATACAACAATAAAGTGTACTGGAACCAGTTAACGCAGATTATATATGATGACTTCGTCCATCCAGGTAAGGCCTTAATTGGTATTAAAGCCCTGGCCACATCTCAACTTAACGGCTCTGACCCTGAAGTATCCTGGATACAAGAACGCTCCGCCGTGTATGTGTTCAACCCTTATCAACAAAAGTACGAAATCCAACGTGCGGATAACCCGGCATGGGCGGCGTATGATCTACTTCACATGGCTCGTAAGTTTGGCGATGAATACGTCGTGTTTGGCCAACCTCACGGACGTATGGATTACGATGCATTTAAAGCCTGGGCCAATAATTGCGATAAGAACGGATTCACCTTTAACTATATCTACGATAGCGCTAGCCGGTTATGGGATGCGCTCAAATATCCGGAGAACGTAGGGCGCGGTAAAGTCATTCCACAGGGAACTAGGTTCACCTGTGTTAGTGACTATAAGTCAACACCGGTGCAGTTATTCACGGTGGCCAACATTAAGCAAGGCAGCTTCTCCGAGGAGTTCCAAGGAATCCAAAGCCGTGCCAACTCCGTGGAAATCTCCTTCCTTAATAAGGATAAGGACTACGAGCGTGATGTTATCCCCGTGTATGGCGATACATACGATGAATCGGATACACTTACCAACCCTGCACAAATTGAGCTCATGGGATGTACTAGCCTAGACCAGGCGTTCAAACACGGTAAGCACTACCTACGATGTAATAAGTACGAGGTGCGTACTGTATCTATCGAAGCTTTCACCGACGCCATAGCGTGTACGATAGGGGATATTATTCTTATCCAGCATGACGTACCTGAATGGGGCGAAGGTGGCCGAGTAGTAGCTGTTACAGGTAATATTATCACCCTTGATAAGGAAGTATCGACATTACCTGGCAAGCAGTACCAATTACTGATCCGTAACAACGCTACTGATGCGGTGACTACGTTCACAGTACTAAGCGTGATTGGCCGTAACGTAACGGTTAAGGAAACGATTGCAGTCGAACCTGGTAGTGTGTATGCGTTTGGAGAATTAACCAAAGCAGCTAAACCATTTAGGGTGCTAGCTATTACGGAAGGCGGTACAGACCTTACCCGCAAGATACAGTGTATGGAATACTATCCAGAAGTGTATACGAGCGATGATGGAACTGTTCCTGTTATCGACTATAAGTCTGAGGTTGGTAGCGATATCGAGGATATAGGCCTCGTAAGTGATGTATACGGGGCTAATGGCATTATGTACTCACGAATCGCCGTCCGTTGGCAACTGCCTCGTGATGGCAAGATAACCAACGTAGTGGTTAACTATCGGAACGCTAAAAGTGATACCTGGAAATACGTGGGGAACTTCCCTGCATCACCTAATAGCACGGAGATATCCGATGTACTATTAGGCGCTACTTACGAGGTTAGGGTGCAAGCGATTAACGATTTAGGACAACTCACTACAGGGGTTACTAAGGAAATCGTGATTCCTAAGATGCAAGCGCCTGGTGACGTGCAGAACCTACACGTCATTAG